TCTTCAAGTTTCTTCAACTCTTCTTCAGTTGCGGCACTATCCGCCTCATCAAGTTTAGAAGCATGAGCAGCAAGCATTTCTTCAATGTCTGCCTTCTTCATTTTACTAATCTGCTCTAAAGCCTGAGCTTTGGTCATCTTTTTATTCTCCTTGAGATCCTCGCCGTCGTGATCGACTTCATCACCAGCCGCAAGTTTCTTCATTGGTTCATCAGAAGCCTTTTCAACTTTAGATTCGGTATCATCACCACTCAAATCAGCTTCCGGCGCAGGAACAGATTCTTTACTTTCTACAGCGGCAACATTAAGTTTTGGGTCTTTAGTATCGGAGACACTATCTTCAGCATCATCAGAACCTAATCCAAGGTCTTTTGCTTTATCTAAAGGTTTCTCCGAGGCTTCTTCTAGTTCTGCGAGAACTTCTGCCTCAAGTTCTTCAATTGTTTGTTCTAATTCGGACATAGGTTTGTCTCCTTACCTTTGTGTTATTATATTTATAAATTATAATCTTTTGAGGAATTTAGCAAATTCTAAAGCCTCAACTTTTGCATTCCTTTGACGCTTTTTAACATCAAATTTCTGCCTTAACTCAACAAGTTCCGCTTCTACTAACGCTCCATTGTTCCAAACCCACTCTTTTCCTTCCATAATACCTTCTACGAAAGCATTTGGTGCGGAAGGGTCTGCAACAATATCAGCTGCGGTTGCGAGATAAAAGTCATCTCTCACATAATTGGCACCATTTTTTTGGTCCAAACTACCCATACCTCTAGATGAAACTCCTAACTTAGCACCTTCATCCATAAGGTTTTTAACTATTTCGCCCATAGGTGTCGCCATAATCTTAGCCTCACCAATGAAATTCTTACCGTCTGGCGTCAAAGAAGTAATCATATGGGAGACACGTTCCAGATTGACCGTTGGCCCATCAGGATGTCCTAGCTCACCAAATGCACGTTTCTCTTTGATAAAATTCTTATTATATTTTTGAACTTCGTTTTTAAGAATCTCCATAGGATAAACACGACCATTACGGTTCTTAATGTCAGCCTGCATAAAGATACCACGAATCTTGTAGTTTTTATTACCGTTCTCTTTTGCTTCGCAAATAAACTCTACTTCTTCTACAGCTTCTGAAAATAATTTTACAGTGTTCATGTGATATTATCCCAACCAGATACTTTTCTAAATTTAATTACAATAGTTCCAACAGAAGTTCCGTTAGTTACAAGAACATCTCCTGTAACACCACTGCCAGCATTATTAGGAATTGCTGGCATACCATCTCCAAATCCCATTTTACCACTACCATTTAACGAAAGAGCAACCACATTTGTTGTTGCATCCCATATAATATCGGTTTGGGCTGCAAGCGACCATGCAACTCCAACAATTGAAACTCTTGGATCAGTCGCAGCACCTTCAGCAGCTGATACATCTAAAAGACTTCCAGCACTATTTGTACCTGTAGTAGTGGCTTTAAGTACATACTCAAAATCAGAATCTACTATTTCATGTAATACGACTGCCATTGTTCACTCCTATATTGATAACATTTCTTTTTCAAAATATCCCATAAGTTCCTTTTCGGAAACTTTAAACTTTTTTGAAACATCTTGTATAGTTTTCTCGAAAGTATTTAGGAAATCTGAAGGTTTAGAATCCATAATTCGGAAAATTTGGTCAACAGCATCCTTCATCTTCGGAGATAATTTCTTATAATACCGAGATTTTCTATGTTCATCCTTTTCTATAACGGTTGAACTATATACTTCTTCAAGCGTCAGCATCAGTTTCCTCTGGTTCTGGGGTTACGTTCTTTACAAAATTTGCTGAAATTTCTTTTCTTTTTATCTCAAGAGCATCACCCACCTTTGTTGACATTGAAGTTTTAAATGCAGTTTCCGCTTCTATATTATTTCCTGATCCAACTGAATCTACAAATTCTCTACTCATTATTTTTTTCCTTTCTTCACATGAAATTCTTTATCATCTTCCACTGGTTCTTCTTCAGGCGGTTCTTCTTCTGCATCAGGGTCTAGACCCATAGACTTGTCGGCTCTATCAGCAGCACTATCAGCTGGGTCTAATGGCATACCATCAGGCCCAATTGGAATTCTTTGTATACCGTCACCGTCAGTTGGCACAACAATTCCACCATCCATTGGATCAAGTTCAATCTCTTTCTTAATCTGATCACGCATTTCTTGAATTTCTGAATCATTCATACGCAATACTTTCTTCAGCACATATTCTTTACTGAAGAAGGTTCCAATATAAGCTTCAACTGTTTGTAATTGATTAAGTCTATTCTCTAAAAGTTCTGCATCTTTCAATTCTGCAAAATGGCCATCTGCAAGAAAATCATATTGAATATGTTCTTGGATTTCAGGCCAATCATCGGGAGCAATAACTCCTTTTAGTAAGAGTTGTGTTTTAAGAATATCTGTAAATAGTGGAGAAAATTTCTTACGAATTCGTTGTACAAATTTCGTAAATTTTAATTCATCTCTTGTTATTTCTGTTGAACGACCAAGACTAAATCCAGCATCAGATTCCATACGAGAAATCGGCACATTAAGAGAACGATATAATTTCTTTTGGAAATATTGAATATCATCAATCTCTCCAAGATTAGAACCGCCGGGCAAAGTAGAAATTTCTGTACCTCTACCACCCTCTCGACGTGGGAGCCAGAAATCTTCTAGCATACTCATATGATTTCGGTCATCACGAATCTCACCTGTAGTTGCATCGTACACAAGTTTATTGCGATAACGATTCATTACATCCTTGAGATATTGCTCTGCTTTAATTTTTGGAAGATTGCCTACATCAATATAAAAGATGCGGCGTTCTGGTGCTCTTGAAATACGATAGATAACAAGCGCATCTTCAATCATACGCAATTGATTTACAGGTTTTATAGCTTTATGTAAATAAGAAACTACTCTACCACTATTACCATCAATCAAACCAGAAGGTACATAAGAAATTGAATCTTTAGATATTTTTATACCTTGACCAGCCGATCCCATAATAGAAGGCCCTAAACCTTTTTCATTATATATAAAATATTCATCAATTTTTTCAGTCATCTCAATTCCAGTTTTGGAATCAACATCTTTTTTAACTTCTCTGACTTTTTTGATTTTTACAGAATCAATATATCTTAATTCTGTAATTCCTCTTCTTGGATTTTTTGAGTCAATGATTTTATGATAATAGATTCTACCATCTATATACCACCGCCTAAAAACATCATGGCCCTTTTGCTCAAAGTTTAAAAGACGCAAAACTTCATCAAATTCTGTTCTGATTTTTCTTTTAATTTTATCTGGATAAGGTAAACGATCTAAAGATATTGATACTGCTTGATCACTTTGATTAGAAACAATACCTTCATTCACGATATCCTCAATAGCAGTATCACATTCTGCATGTTGAGCCATATCACGATACCGCCGAATTAAATCTAAATCGGTTCGTTCTCTACCATCTGTGTCTAGGACTTGTCCAAAGAAACCACCACCAGCAACATCAATGGTGCCGTCATCAGGAGTTGGGGTGGAGAATGAACTTTCCCCACCCGAATCCTTACTTGATCTTTGTATACTGAACCCAAAAAGTTCCGCCATAATATCTCCTACTAGTTCTTTTGACTATTTAGTAGGTATCAAATTAGAAATTGACGCCCGAAGCCTCAAAATGTTGATATCTCCAAGTTACTTCGAAAGTCTCCATGGCATCAGAAGCTTCGTTTGTAAGTTCAATTGCTGAAATTGTGGTTGGCCAGGCACTTCTAAAGATATAACTCTTTAGAACTGTATCATCCCTATCCAAATGTTCTACAGTTAGATCAGTTTGATAATCAGCTGGAGCAATAACTCCTGTTCCTGCCGCAAGATCGTTGATACCATTAGACCACCTTTCCATCGCATTACGGATCATGAAATCTGTATCATTGATGAAAGTAGTTGTCCAGTCTTCCTCAAAACTCCTGTCTCCAGCAATATAAATTGATCTTCCACGGAACGGAATAGCAATTGGTGCCAAAGTCTGAGCAGGAAGATTCGATGCAGTTACAAGAAAAGAAGTTCTGCGAACATCAAGTCCGATTGCAATTCCTGGCGGTGCAGTAATTGTTACCCGATATTGATTGGCACGGGCACCACCACCGATTAGATTTGCTTTAAAGTCATCTATTGCAGCCATGATTAACCTCCTACCTCACTAAACGATACACCAGTTCGAACGGCGATAAAGTTTAGTGTAATGAAGTTAATTGATCTGGCCGGTTTAATGTAGATGTCTCCAATAAACTCGTTTCTATCAATAACTTCACCTGTGTTATTTGTGCTGTCACATACAACCTTAAAGTCAAAGATACCTCGGCGACCTTGAACATCTCGCAAGAAAGGTTCAACCATATTACGGAACTGAGCCCGTGTAAACTCATCGTTGAACTCAAAGAGCATGTACTTAGCAGCAGTTGCGATTGCCTTTTCAAGAACCAAGAACAACCTACGCACGTTAATCCTATCAAATGCACTTGGTTTCGCAAGAGCAGTCTTGTCTCCAAAAAGAACCACACCTTGGCCTGGGAAGTTGACAACAGGATTAACCCTCGCTTGATAAAGAATGTCTCTGGCTGCCTTATCTGGATTAAAGGACAATTTAATTGCACCTCTTACATTACCCCGATTATAACCAGCAGGAGAATACCAAGGATCAGCAACACCATCTGTATATGCACAAAGTCCAGCAGTATCGCCGCACATTGGAACATGACGATATACATCATTGTATTTGTCGTACATGTACTTGTATGCGCTGTCATAAACCATATAAGAAGATGATGGGCAAAGATCAAATGCAGTCTTTACATTATTGACTGCCCTACCAGCAGTTGCCCCAGCAGTTGCAACACCAACTGTCGCAGAGCGATATGGAGAAACAAATCCCACACAATCCTTACGAATTTCAACAAGGTCTGTAATCATTGTTACATGAGTGTCTTGAGTAGCAGCTGTATCACCAGCACCACCACCTTTACCACCAA